CCGCTGTTCGCCCTCGGCAATGCCGGTGCTGTCGCTTCCTCTGTCGGCCAAGTAACCGTGACCGGATCGCTTCAGGCGTATCTGGTTGACCAGACGTTGCGGAAGAAATTCGCCAACGGTGTAACCACAAACCTGTCGCTTGTCATGGGTGGGGCGTTGTTCGGCGGCACATACACCTTTGACCTCGGCACCGTCTACATGACCAGCAGTAGCAAGAACGGCGACGACAAAGAGATTATCCAGCAGATCGACTACCAGGCCACATACGACGCCACCAACGCCTCAACGCTGAAGGTGACACGAGCAGCAGCGTAACCGATAACCACATAACAATTCAACGAAGCCTCGGCACATCGCCGAGGCTTTTCTTTTTGCAGGTGAACAATGACCCTCGAAAAATTGAACATTTCAAGCACTGATCACAGCGCAGTGTCTTCCCAGGAAACCCCTCACAAGCTCGAACTCGTTGACGAATTCGGTGAAAAGAACGGTATCGCTCTCATGGTTGTCGGTAGCGAGGCACATGAGATTTCCGAATACTCGAAAAAGGTTATCGGGGATCGCGAGTTTAGGCGAGAGATGGCCAAGGCAAAAGGGAAGCAACCGTATATCGTTCCCCTATCTGAGAGCATAGACTTCAGCCTTACTCTGACCGCAATGAAGGTCAAGGAATGGAATTACTCCGACGAATGCACGCTTGAAAACGTCAAGGCGTGGCTGGAGAAAAACCCGCAGTACATGGAGCAAGTGATTGAATACACCAATGCTCGCACAAATTTTACCAAGGGCTGAAAAACGCCCTGCTCCAATACGCTGAACAAGAAATCAGGCTCTCCAAGAAACATGGGAACCTGACCGTAAGACAGCACCTTGAAACCGTATGGGAAAAGACGGGAACAAGGCCGCCTGAACTCACGGAGCACGAGTTGCCGGATTCGATAGCGCATGTGTGGACTTGGTTTTGCGCTATCCGACGAAGAGTGCCTTCCGGTTTTGATGGTCCGAATCCGATCAGCTTTCAGGATATGCTGGCATGGGCCACTCTAACCCATAACAACCCGACACCTTTTGAGGTCGGATGCATTACCGCTCTTGACGATCTTCTCATTTCAACCACGTCCAAGGAATAAACATGGCCGTTGATATCGCAACACTGGCGCTTCGTGTGGACGCTCTTGAGGTGGCGAACGCTGACAAGAAGCTCGATAACCTGGCGCGCACAGGAAAGACCGCTGAAAATTCAGCCAAGAGCATGACAGGCGCTTTCAAGGCGCTGGCTGGTGTGCTTGCCACTATTAAGGTTGCTGACATGGTGCGCGATGCTGCGATGATGGCTGCACGCTATGAAACCATGGGCGTGGTGATGCAGGTTGTTGGGAATAATGCCGGGTATACAGGCGACCAGATGGAATCTGCGGCTAAAAAGCTGCAAGACTTTGGCATTGCTATGCTCGAAAGCCGTGAGGTGACAACAAGGCTTGTTCAGGCACAGATTGACCTTTCAAAAGCAACTGACCTAGCAAGGGCCGCTCAAGATTCTGCTGTTGTTTCAAACCTGAATAGCTCGGAAACATTTGAGCGAATGGTGCAGGGTATCTCTTCGGCAGAGGTTGAAGTTCTCCGTGGTATCGGGTTGCAGGTTAATTTTGAGCAGGCATACAAACGATTCGCAACTGAGGTTGGCAAAAGCAAAGACGCTTTAAGCGAATACGAGAAAATGCAGGCTCGTGTCAATGAAGTGCTTTCGGTTGCGTCAAGGAATGCTGGAGCATACGAGGCATCAATGGGTACAGCTGGCAAGATGATAAAGTCCATTGACCGCCTGACAAAAGACCTCAAGGTATCACTTGGAGAAGCGTTTGGGCCGACTGTAACCCTTCTCGCTGACCAGCTATACGGAAGTTTGAAGGACATAAACAAAGGCATCAAAGAGGGCGAGTCCATAATTCAGGCATGGGGTAAAAAGTTTCTCTCAGTGGTTATCTCTGTCGAGGCTGAAGTTATTCGTCTTTCCATGCTGATTGACAAGGTAGGTGGTTCTATGACCGCTCTTGTCTCCAGCATGGCAGACAATCACAACGTATTCGGTAAACTCGCAAGTGATATTGACCCGAAGTTTCAAAAGTTTCTTGATCCTGGCGACATTGGCGACAACAGCCTGAAAAAGTGGGCCGACAAATGGAACAAGGTTTACGAGGACCGATACAACGCTGGTGACAAAGCCCTGCAAAAACTCGCTGACCGTGAACAAGAACTGCTCAACGGAACCAACAATCAAAAACGTCCCGACAGGTTGACGGTTGGGACCACTGGAGCCACGCCAGTAGTTGACGACAAAGCAGCAAAAGCAGCAGCCAAAGCCGCCAGCCAATACGCCGATGAAGTAGAGCGCACGCTTGATAGACTTCTCCCTCTCCGCGCCGCCACGCAGGATTATTCCGAGTCTCTTGGCTACCTAAACTCTGCCCTGACTACAGGGATAATCACCAAAGACCAATACGGGACCGCGCTTGAATCGCTCAACCGTGAATTTGAGGATGCCAAGAAGCAGTCGAACTCCTACGCACAGGCGATGAAGGACGCTGAACGCGCAACGCAGGAAAGCGCACTGGCGATCAACGGAACCAAGATCGAGATCGCCATTGCACAGGGGCAATTGACCGAACTGGAGGCCCTCCCTTTCCAGATCGACCTGCTGCAACAACGGCTAGACATCCAAAAGGAATATCTCACCGAGATGCAGAAAAGCACCCCGGAAGAGATAACCGCATGGAATAGCCAGGCTGAGGCCATAGCACAGACGACCTTGCAGCTTACCGAGTATCAGCAAACACTCAGGATGCAAACTCCCTTTGAGGGGATGAAACAGGGATTCCGCGACATTGCCGAAGAGGCAAAAATTACCGGGCAAGATATCCACGATTACATGGTGAGTGCTGTCGATCAACTCAATGAGGCGCTGGTCGATTTTATGGTGGATGGTTCCAGCTTTAACTCTGTCCTCGATTCACTTTCCCGCGATATGCTCTCAATGACCACCAAGAGCCTGATCACAGGGCCATTGGTTGGCGGGATAGGCAATATACTTGGCGTTTCCGGTTCATCCTCAATTGGCTCCGGGGGAAACGTCTCTATTTCATCCCCTGCCATGGTGAGCATCAATGGTGGAGCATCCGGAATCGTTGAATCGCTTTTTCCGAATGTTGGAGAAAAAAGCGAAGCATGGTTCGGCAGCTTTTTCAACACCGGGAATACCCAAGGGACAAGCTGGTGGGATGATTTTTACAACATGGGCGACCAGGTTATCAGCGAACTTGCAAAAGGGGCAAGTGAAGGAATAGGAAGCGGCCTTTCTTCATTTTTCGGTGGCGGTGGTAGTGGTGGGAGCAGTTGGCTGTCAACAGCCGGGTCTGCGATCATGAGCTATTTCGGCTACCACGAAGGAGGCAAGGTAGGCCCTGGCGGCGAGACATTTACTCGTATGTTGCCATCCTCATTGCTCAATGGAGCACCGAGATATCACACGGGGTTGATGCCTGATGAGTATGCAGCGATTTTGCAACGTGGCGAAACAGTGCTCACCGAGGGAACATCAAAAACGCTGTTTGGGGCGCTTGATGCTTCCACAAGCGCCATTGCTGGTGCCAATGCTTCGATAACGTCTATCGGTCAAAAATCCTCTGAGATGCTTATTCAAAAGTCTCAAGAGGTTTCTCGGTATGCGTTTGACCAGACCAATCAGGTTGTTGGTTTTACCGAAAAAGCATTGTCGAGTATCACCTCGATGGGGATTGAGTCATCCGATCAAATCATGGGGGCATTTTCTTCACTGACTGATGGATTATCGAGCGTTTCAAGCGGGTTCTCAAGTTTCGGCGGCGGGATGTTCAGCGGACTCAGTAGCGGACTCGGGAGTTTTTTCGGATATCACAACGCTGGTGTTGTCGGTTACGACAGGCCGACTTTTGCCAGGGATATGCCGCTTTCCATGCTGGCCAATGCCCCACGATACCATAATGGCCTGATGCCGGATGAGTTCCCGGCAATCTTACAGCGCGGGGAAACGGTATTTACCCGCAATCAAACCTCTGCCCTTGGGTCGGCACTTTCAGGGGGAAATGATGGCGAGACAAAGGCGCTCCTGAAAGAGCTGATCGGTGCTGTGAAAGCTGGTGGAGGCACCAAGGTTATCAATGCTCTTAACTCCGATGATATGCTGAATGCCGCTTCATCGTCGACAAAAGAACGGATGGTATTCAATGTAATTCAGGCAAACCCCTCTAAAATAAAGGCGATGCTGAACTGATGGCTATCGATTTTCGAGTGTGGCCGTGGATGCCTGAGACTTCGATGGTAGAATCGCTTGAGTGGAAGACCAACATCATTTCCGCTGAAGATGGGAGCGAGCAGCGGGTTGCCGTGCGCTCGTTTCCCCGCCAGTCTTTTGATATCGAGTGTATTTTCAAAAGCGAATATGACCAGGCAAACTCGCATCTTGCCATTGCTGCCGGTCAGAATCAGGTGTGGGGTTTTCCGTGCTTCCATGAGATGCAGCGGTTATCCGTTCAGGTTACAGCAGGAGCCGAGTCAATCACCATTGACACCACCACCTCGGATTACCGGGACAGTGATTATGCCGTTCTCTGGGTATCTCAAACCTCGTTTGAAGTTCTTGAGGTTGATACGGTATCGGATAGCTCTCTTTCACTTTCCTCTGCAACAATAGCGACCTTCCCTGCTGGGGCACTGATAATGCCACTGCGCCGGGCGTACATTTCCCACTCTGCGACTATTAACGATTACCCGGTACAACTCGGGAAAGTTTCGCTCACAGTGAGCGTGATTGATGGGGTTGATTTATCAGGAGGCGCGTCCGATGTGCAGTATCAAAGCCAGGACGTGATCAGTGATTATTTGCTCATGCCTTCGGAAACACGCCAAAGAACAATCAACCGTAACATGTGGACCTTCGATCCTGAAGTTGGGCCGTTGTCAATCCTGGCAACAGGAGATTACCCGGCAATCACCACAGAATATAAATGGCGCACAACATCACCTGCCAATGCGTGGGCCTTTCGTCAATGGCTGCATCGGAGATCGGGGAGGCTTGTTCCTGTTTGGTTCCCGACGCGGACCAGGGATTTGTCGCTTGCGGCTGTAATTGGATCGGCTGACACAACGATAATTATCAACGATATGAATTTGCTTGATTACTGGGAGGATCATCCCGGAAAACAGAATCTCGCATTGGTGCGCACTGATGGATCTCTCGTCTGTCGCAACATAACAGACGTTTCAGCCGGGGAAGCGGGACAAGAGGTTATAACGATTGATTCTGCGGTGGGTGTGTCTGATATCGCTTTTGTTTCCTTTTTGTCGCTCAACCGCTTTGCCGCAGATCGCATAGAACTCGCATGGGAACGCGCAGGGGTAGCCGAAATAAAGGCGTCAATGATTGAGGTGGCGGCATGAGTTTTTCCGACGCACTTCTTTCCATCTTTGGCGGCAAACCGGTTGACCTATACCGATTTACCCACCAGTCCGATGTGTGGACATACTGCCCAGCCAAAACCGTTACCTACGACAGCGAAGAGTACACTCAATACCCTGTCAAACGTAGCCGCCACCAGCAATCAGATGAAATGGCCAAGGACGCGCTCACAATTACCGTTCCGTATGAAACTGAGATATCACAGCTCTATCTCTACGGAATCCCGGAAACGACTGTCGGGCTAAAAATATTTACCCAGGACAACGACGGAACGAGCGATTATACGATTTGCCGGTGGATGGGCCGCGTCCTTGGGGCAAAGCACAACGAAAACCGGTGCGAGCTGACATGTGAAAGCATCTACACCAAAACGCACGGCAGAGGAAATCGGTACAGGTGTACCAGACAGTGCCAGGCTCCACTTTATGATCCCAATGAATGTGGGGTTGATAAAGACTATTACGCAGTTGCCGGGACCGTATCAGCAATCACAAGCCAGACGGTGCTCACTATATCAGCGGCATCGGGCTACGATGATGGCGAGTTTTACGGGGGAATGCTCAAGGACGCAAATGGGATTTTACGGACCATCACGGCGCACTCAGGATCGTCGATAACAATCTCCTATCGGATTGATGATCTTGCGGTTGATGACGCCGTGACTATTTACCCCGGTTGCGACCGAACAATGACAAGGTGTGCCAACAAGTTTGACAATTTGGCAAAATTCAAGGGTTTTCCATGGCTTCCGCTCAGTGACCCGACTTCAACGAGGATTGCATAATGTGGCAAGTCATTCTGTTTGTTGTGTCGCTGGTATTGCAATACCTTTTCAGGAAAACACCATCAGGAGGGGCGCAACCTGGAGAATTTGAAGCGAACACAGCCGAAGAGGGGACCAATATTGGGGTTCTTTTCGGAACGCGCGAAATCGAAGATTTGAATTGCGTATGGTGGGGGCACTCACGCGCATATCCTCGCGAGGACCACGATGTGGTGCAATTTTACTGGTATGACTGTGGGGCACATCATGTTGCATGTTTGGGGCCAATAGATAGCGTTCTTTCCTTATCCTTTGCAGATGATGAGTCATATTCTGGGGTTTTTGCAGGTGGTGATCTTTCTATCTCAAAACGTGCGTTATTTGGAGGAGATCCCCCTGGTGGGGCAGGTGGAGTAGAGGGGACATTCTCAATTTTAATGGGATATCCAGGACAAGAGGAAAACGAATACCTTGAAGGTCAGCTTGGCAACACTCCAGCATGGGAGGGCGTTGTCTCGATTGTCAGCGAACGACCATACGTTGGCACCAGCCCGTATTTCCCGCAAATGAGCATTATCGGTAAGCGTATTAACGTGACCGATTACGGAGAGACACAATGGTACGATGAGAAGGCGGCTGTTGGCGATGATGCCGATGC